CCGCCTGTTCTTGACCCTATTGATCTGCGGAAAATTTGTCTAACTTCCATAACTTCGTCTGGTAATATATAATCATTTTGATCAATAACTGTTGGCAAGAAAAAATACGATTCTTCAACACTGTTATCAGAACGCTGTCTAAATTTTGCAAGTGCTGTATTTAATGCTGTTTCGTAGTGATCCGGATCTAATTCAACGTCAATCATGCCGCCGCCTAGATTAAGTTCTACATACTTGTAAACTTCTTGTCTTTTTGTGTTAATATTATTAGCCATGTTCTTTCATCTCCGCTATACTATTTATGCAACGATAAATAACATTACTATGCCAAGACTCAGTTTATATAAACCCGAAAGAGGGAAAGATTACGATTTCTTAGATAAGACTATAACAGAGATGTTTACTGTCGGAGGTACCGACGTATTTGTTCACAAATACTTAGGTCCTAAGAACCCAGAGGAAGTAGATGCAACTGCTGATCAACCTCGTTATGATGCTGTTAAAGAAACTAACATACAAGATATGTTGTTTATGGAAAACAGAGATAGAAAATACGATCCAAACATTTATACTATGAGAGGAATCTACAACGTAAGTGATGTAGATTTTGACATGAGTCAATTTGGATTGTTCTTACAAAACGATATTGTTTTTATGACAATACCTATTAATTACAGTGTTAAGGCACTGGGTCGAAAAATTATGGCAGGAGATGTAATTGAATTGCCGCATCTAAAAGACGAATTTGCATTAAATGATTATAGTGTAGCATTAAAAAGATTTTATGTTGTAGAAGATGTTAATCGTGCAAGCGAAGGATTTAGTCCTACTTGGTATCCGCATTTGTATCGTGTTAAAATGAAACAGATTATGGATAGTCAAGAGTTTAAAGAAATTCTTGACTTGCCAACTGAAGAAGGTAGTTCACAAACATTACGTGATGTATTATCAACTTACGAAAAAGAAATGCAAATTAATAATGCAATTATTTCGCAAGCTGAAGCAGATGCAGATATGTCAGGTTATGATACTACAAGTTTCTTTACATTACAAGTTGATGAAAATAATATTCCAGAAGTAGTTAGAGCTGATCAAAATGACATTGATGCTAGTATTGCTAGTGGAAATTTAGATGCAAGTAGAGTTAATCAAACACCTGATAGAAATGGATATCAGGGATATTTGATTGGAGACGGAATTGCACCCAATGGTGAAGCATTTGGTAGCGGAATCAGTTTCCCTACAACTAGTGTTGAAGGCGACTATTTCTTAAGAGTTGATATGTTTCCAAATAGATTGTTTAGATACAATGGATCAATGTGGGTTAAAATGGAAGATAAAGTACGTATGACGCTGAGTAATACTGATACTAAGAAAACACAAAAAGGTAGCTTTATTAATAACACTAATACTGATACTATTGGCGGCGAAGAGACTGTTGAAAGACAAAGTATTTCGAAAGCACTTAGACCAAAGGCGGATAATTAATGCAACATTTCTATGATGGTCAAATAAGAAGATATGTTACACAATTAGTAAGGTTGTTTAGTAACTTTTCGTATAAAGACGGCGACGGTAAAATAGTACAAGTACCTGTTTTATATGGAGATATTACACGTCAAGTAGGACATATTCTTAGAGACAATTCCGAAAATAAAGTTCCGAGTGCACCTCGTATTGGTGTATATATTACTGGACTTGAACAAGACAGATCAAGGACAGCTGATTCTACATATACTAATAAAGTTAATATTCGTGAACGTGCTTATGATGTCGAAAATAAAGAGTACTTAAACACTCAAGGAAAAAATTATACAGTCGAACGTATTATGCCAAGTCCATATACACTTAACATAAATGTAGATATATGGTCAACTAATACAGATCAAAAATTACAAATACTTGAACAGATATTAATGCTGTTTAATCCTAGTTTAGAAATACAAACTACAGACAACTATATTGACTGGAGTAGTTTAACTAGTGTTGAACTTACATCTATGAGTTTTAGTAGTAGATCAATTCCAATTGGTACAGAAAGTGATATTGATGTAGCGCAATTAGGATTTACAACACCTATCTATATTAATATGCCAGTTAAAGTTAAAAAGCTCGGTGTTATTACTGATGTCGTAATGAGTATATTTGACGAATCAAGAGGAAGTATTTCGTTAGGTACATCACAACCAGAATTACTTGCATGGACTGATACAAATCGTCCTGCAATGAGAGGTACAGATCCTAATAACTTTACCCCGGCTGGCAATGGTCCGTTTGATACTAGCAGTCTTACAGGAAACGTAATGGCATCTAGTTGGGGTAGTTTTGATATGCAAGTACTCAACGGAATTGCACAACTAATATATAAAGGTAGACTCGGTGGAGTATCTTGGCCTAAATTCTTAGAAGGAGCTCCAGAAGGACCTGGCTTTCAAAACGGACTTACACAATTACAAGTACAACGAGTTACAATCGAAGGAGAATCAGTTACTAATAGCGTAAATGGTGTTGTCACATTAAACTCTCTTGATGATACACAATTATTAGTGCAATGGGACCCAGACACTATACCTACAAATACTGATTTTCCAACTGTTAGCGGAAGAAACAATACTGGAAGTGTAGATTTAATTATCGATCCTGAAAAATATAATCCAGATGTAGATCCAACAGATGCTGGAGCAAGAGTACTATTACTTGGCAATCTAAATAACAGTGAAAATGTTGGCGGATTAATGACATTTGGCCAAGATCCAAATGACGGAAGTAGTAGAGACCCGTATGATGGTCCAGATGCTTGGAAAAATGCAGACGGTACAGATTTTGTAGCAAACGAAAACGACATTGTAGAATGGGATGGATATCAATGGCATATCGTATTTGATGCTAGTGCAGACCCAGGTACAACTACAAAGTATGTTACTAATCTTAACACTGGAATTCAGTACAGATGGACCGGATCTGATTGGATTTTATCGTTCGAAGGATTATACCGAAAAGGAACATGGCGACTAGCATTCTAAGATAACTAGTTATATGAACCATGAGATAATTTGTAGCGGAGCATTAATTTATTCGCTAAGTACGAAACGATTCTTATTATTACACCGCACACAAAGCAAACAAAAAAATGTTTGGGGACTTGTTGGCGGCACTAACGGTAAGGATGAACTCCCTTGGCCTGCTTTGCAACGAGAAATTCACGAAGAAGTAGGTGGATTACCTAATATAATCAAAACTATTCCCCTTGAAACATTTGTTAGTACTGACGAAAAATTTAGCTTTCATACGTATCTAGTAGTTATAAAAGAAGAATTTTTACCTGTACTTAATGCCGAACACGATGGATATGCATGGGTTAGTTTTGGAAAGTGGCCTATGCCTTTACATATGGGATTACGTAGCACTTTGCAAAATAAATCAAATCAAACAAAATTAAAAACAGTTTTTGATTTAATAGGATTTTTAGAAAATGAAGAAAATTAAAAACATTACTATAGTAGGTGGTGGATCAGCGGCATGGCTTGCGGCTACTTATATTCAAAATAACTTTTGGGATTTACCTGTTACAGTAATTGACAAAGAAGTAGGTAATCCTATTGGCGTTGGTGAAGCAACCGTTTTAACTTTTCCGCATTTTTTAAGAAAGTGCGGAATTAATCTACCCCAATGGTTTGCTAATATTGATGCAACTTATAAATCAGGAATTGAATTTCCTGGATGGCGGAAGCCAGAAAACAATGTGTGGCATCCTTTTTACTTGAATAGAAGTTATTTCACTCAAGGATGTACAGCGTATGATCTTTGGGCGCAACACCAAAATTTAGATTTCAAAACTACATCTGTACCTACATACGAAGTTAACATGATGAATAAATTAGATATGTGGGGAGCATTTGAAACCTTAGCGTATCATATTGATGCAGGTAAATTAGTAACTGAATTACAAAGAATTTGTCAAAATAATGTAACTGTAATTAAAAGTGATGTTGTTAAAGTAAACAAAGACGGAAATAATGTAACCAGCGTAGAACTTAAAAATGGTGTTGTTCATCATAGTGATTTTTTTATTGATTGTACAGGATTTGCAAGTATACTTAAAGAAGCAGACAGGGTAGAACTGCTAGGTGAAGGTAGATTGTTTACTAATGCCGCTGTTGCTGGACACATTCCATATGATGATTTTGAAAAAGAATGTGTACCATATGTAAAATGTCCTGCTGTTGATCATGGATGGATTTGGAAAATTCCAGTACAATCACGTATTGGTTCAGGACTAGTATTTAACAAGGATATTACAGACGTAGAAGAGGCAAAACGCTATTTCTGTGAGCATTGGAATAATCGAATCAAACCAGAAGATTTAAAATTAATTGATTGGGTACCTTACTACAGTAAAAACTTTTGGGAGGGCAATGTTGTTTCGATTGGATTAAGTGGTGGATTTATCGAACCGCTAGAATCAACTGGACTTGCTAGTATGACTACGGGTGTTGAGAAACTAATGGATATGATCCCTCAATACGCTTATAATGATACTAATATAGAAACCTACAATAGAGAAATGGAAGTTTGGTATAATGACGCTGTTGATTTTGTAAACAGTCATTATGCTGACACAGAATGGGATACGCCATTCTGGAATTATGTAAAAGAAACACATGTAAAATCAGAAAAACATCTATGGTATGAGGATTGGTTAAAAGATCCACAACGTAAATTTTACACTCCTGTCCAATCAAGAACATTATTCCATCCGCCTAATTGGCACTTATGGTTAATACAAATGGGTTATCCTGTAAACGTAGATTTAAACTATATGCCACCACAGGAGATTGATTTTTTGTTACATGATTTTCAAAAAGCAGAAGAGATTAGAATGCACACTAGTTTAAAGCATACAGATGCTATCAAATCAACTAACTTAGGACTAGATTGGTTTCAGTTAGCCCAGGCTAGGGGCGATAGAGGATCGCTGGTATGAAAATAGTTATTGTCGGTGGAGGCACTGCCGGCTGGCTAGCCGCGCTAATGATTTCAAAAATACGTTCTGAACATAAAGTTACTGTAATTGAAAGCTCTAAGATAGGTATTATCGGTGCTGGTGAAGGATCAACTGGATCACTAACTAACATTGTACAAAATGAGATGTGGGATCTTGGATGTAATGAACAAGATTTTATTAAAGAATGTGATGCTACTATTAAACTAGGTATTAAACATATTGGGTGGAACAAAGATCCTAGTAAGTTTTACATAGGTCCAATTGACGGTAGCCCAACATCAAATGATCGGTCTGATCTTATTTTTCAGCATGCACTAGGTTACCGAGATAATAACTTATTACATATTTCAACAGAATTAGGTTATAAAATACATCATAATAAAAACAGTTTTGTAGAGCCAGCAGGAAATCACGCTTATCATTTTGATGCTCACAAAGTAGGACAATACTTTAAAAAGATTAGTAATGCTGAACATATTGACAGTGAAGTAAATGATGTTATACTTAACAGTGAGTCAGGATACATTGAAAAACTAAATTTATCTAATGGTCAATCTGTAATTGGAGATATGTTTATTGATGCTAGTGGATTTAATCAAGTGCTAATGAAAGCAGTAGGTGGAAAATGGAAAAGTTATAAAGAAAACTTGCCTGTAAATAGTGCCTTACCATTTTTATTACCGTATGAAGATGATGAAATTATTGAACCTGTTACTAATGCATGGGCGCAGAACAATGGATGGTGTTGGCAGATTCCGACAAAGAATCGGAGAGGATGCGGATATGTATTTTGTGATGACTTTGTTACCCCTGATCAAGCACATGCTGAACTAGAGCAAACAATTGGACGCAAAGTTGATCCAATTAGATTATTAAAGTTTGATAGTGGCCGTCAAGAAAAGTTGTGGATTAAAAACGTATTGTCAATTGGCTTGTGTGCGGCGTTTGCTGAACCGTTAGAAGCAACTAGTATTCATACAACTATTTTCCAATTAAAACATTTTATATTTGGTTGTTTAGGATCACATGTCCAAGAAACATGTAATGATGCACAAGTAGAAAACTACAATAAAGTTAATGGACACTTGTACGATACAATGAAAGATTTTCTTGTAGCACATTATACCTGCGGCAGAAATGATACAGAATTTTGGAAACATATTGATAGCGGTGCAACAAAAACTGATTTTGTAAACTCCATTCACGAAATATGCAAACACAGAGTTCCTAATGCTACACTATTTCCAAGACAAGAAGGAAGTGCCGGATGGCCACTATGGAGTTTTGTTTTAACTGGTACTGGCGCATTAACAGATATAGTTGCACGTAAAGAATTGAACTATAATAATGATGTAGTGTTAAGTGATAGTGCATATCTATACCATGTTCAACAACATCATATGAAGTCAGAAAATTTACCCGATAACACAAAATATATAAGAGGAATGTAATGATCAAAGTTTATGGCGATGTAATGTTAGATCGATGGATTATCGGAGAAGCATCTAGGATTAGTCCGGAAGCACCTGTACCAGTATTGCTCGAAACACATCAAGAATTAAAACCAGGAGGCGCTGGCAATGTTGCATTAAATATTTCTAGTTTAGTTGGTGAAATTAGTTTATACGGTGCCATATCTACAGATAAAGAAGGATATCAGCTCGTCGAATGTTTTGATAAAAATACAAATATTGATTTTAATGTAGTAATGGATGCAAATGTAACCACTAGTAAAAATAGAGTAGTAGGACAAAATGGACAACAGATAGTACGATGGGACAGAGAAGAAAAATATTCTAATAATACTGCATTTGAAAAATTATTAAAAGAAATTAATAAAGACGATGTTGTTGTAATAAGCGATTATGATAAAGGTGTAATTAGAAAAAATACTGTACAAACCTTAGTATCTAAAGGATGTAAAGTAATTGTTGATCCTAAACAATCACCTGATTTTTATGATGGTGCATTTTTAGTAAAACCTAATATGAAAGAATATACTGAATGGTTTGGTGAATTTAAAAAAGAATTAGCTATTGTACATCTTAAAAATCATAACTGGAAATATCTCGTAGTCACAGACGGTGCAAACGGAATGCATGTACTATGTAACGATTTAACCTACAGGCATTTTAAAGAACCTGTTAAAGAAGTTGCTGATGTTACTGGTGCTGGTGATACTGCATTGGCAGTAATTGCATATGGAATTAACGAAGGTATGGATATTTTTAAAGCATGCGAACTTGCATGCTATGCAAGTGCAAGATCTGTTGAACATCGTGGAGTGCATGTTGTAACAATGCGTGATATTAAAAGAAAAGTAATATTTACAAATGGAGTGTTTGATGTACTACACGCCGGACACTTAGAATTGTTAAAATATGCAAAAAGTAGAGGTGATAAATTAGTAGTTGGTGTTAATAGTGATGCTAGTGTTCAAAGATTAAAAGGTTCTAATAGACCAATTAACGATATTGCTACACGTATTGAACAACTTGAAGTGCTTCCTTGGGTAGATGAAGTAAAGGTATTTACAGAAGATACCCCAGAAAATTTGCTCAAAATAGTCAATCCAGACTTGATTATTAAGGGCGGAGACTATATAATAGAGACTGTAGTTGGTCATCAAGATTATAATGTAGAAATTTTTCCTACAGTTAAAGGAAAGTCAACCACAAATATAGTAGAGAGAATACATGAAAATTTTAGTAACAGGACATAAAGGCTTTATTGGAAGTCACATTGCAAATTATATGTTGCATAAAGGGCACGAGGTTGAAGGTTTTGAATATGTTGAAAACGTTGTTCCGGCAGTAGATCAATATGATTGGGTAATTCATACTGGTGCAATTTCAGATACGACAGAAAGAGATATTGAAAAAGTTTGGGCTCATAATTACGAGTTTACGCTAAGGCTATTGCAAGTTTGTGATAATTACGGCACAAATATTCAACTAGCAAGTAGTGCAAGTGTGTATGGTCCATATACCGATTTTAATGAAGATGCGCCAAAATATCCGCAAACACCTTATGCTTGGAGCAAATACTTAGTTGATAAATTTCTAGTTGATCATGGAATTTATCAACCAGACTCATTTCAAATGAATGTACAGAGCTTCCGTTATTTTAACGTATACGGTCCTGGAGAAGGTCATAAAGGTGATCAAATGAGTCTTGTAAGCAAGTTTCAGCGTCAAGCAGAACAAGACGGTGTTATTAAACTTTTTAAAAACAGTGATCAGTATAAACGTGATTGTGTCTGTGTATATGATATAGTGCGTATACACGAACAAATGATGGAACAAGATGTTAGCGGTATCTATAATGTTGGAACTGGTAACGCAATTAGTGTAGAAAAAGTTGCTCAATTAGTTGCTGAAAAACATAATGCAACTATTGAATATATTGATATGCCTGATAAACTTAAAGGACAATATCAAGAATATACATGTGCAGATAATGCAAGATTACATAATACAATTCCAATTAGACATTGGATTACTGTGGAGGAATATTTAAATGGAGCCAACTAGACTTGAAGGCAAAGTAGATAAAGGTTGGGGATATGAACTAATCTGGGCAACTAATGACAAGTACTGTGGTAAGATTATGGTGTTTGATCGCGTTGGGGCAAAATTTAGTATGCATTTTCATAAAGAAAAAGACGAAACATGGTTTGTAAACAACGGAAGATTTTTGTTAAAATGGATCGATACTGAAACTGCTGAATTTAAATCGCAAGAACTTACTGAAGGAATGACTTGGCATAATCCTCCTCTTCAACCTCATCAAGTAGTATGTATGGAAGCAGGTAGTAGTATTACAGAGGTAAGTACTCCTGACAGTGTAGAAGATAATTATAGAATTATGCCAGGAGATAGTCAAAAAAAATCTCAGGCAATACCTGAGATTCTTTCCGATGAAAGTACGGGCTGTTAAGCCTGTGCTTCACCCCATTTAATAATAATATTAGCATTTACAGGTTCACCTGACGTTTTATAAACGTTTAGTGCCAATACGTCTGGTCCGTTCGGGAACGTACCTCTACCACCTAATGTAGTATTTGTAAGTTCTTTCAACTGTCCTAAATCTAGTGTAGCTCTTTCTCCAGGTTGCGCAATGAACGAGAATACTGTTTCTCCTGGTTGTGCATACGGAGGCTGTTGGAATGTAAAGTTAAACAAATCTCCTGGACTAACTGTACCATTAAACGAGTTATTAAAGTTAACTTTAAAGTATTCAATACCTCCTGATCCTGTAACACCAAAAGTTAACGGACCTTGAATACTGTTAACCGCTGTACCTGAAGGCATAGTAATATCAGGTTGGTTAGTTGGATCTCCTGCCGCGTCGCCTAATGCTGTGCCTGCTCTTGCACCTGATGCGTCCCAAACAGCTTTAGTAAAGAATGCATAAGAAGCGTTATCTAGATCGCCACCTTTTTCAAATGTTTGTATAGCACCGTTGCCACTGTTATTATTTGAGTTACGTGTAAAGTAAACTAAATATCTTCCGTAAATAGTCTGGTCTACAATTTGTTGAATTGTAGTTCCTGCTGGGAAGTATTCGTTGCCGCCGCCATCTGCATTTACAAGATCACCTGTAGATAAGTTAGCTTGTTCCCAAGATACTTGGTCAAAGTATGCATAGTTTCTATTTGTTCTAAAAGCCCACCATGGCATTAACTGCGCTGACGTTGTAACTTTTGGCATAACTGCCGCTGTAGTATATGTAGCAGTATCACCACTGTTCCAGTTAACACTACCGCCCGAAGCAACCTGAGCAAAACTTGGCTGTCCACCTTGTGCTAGTCCTGACAATCCTGTCCAACCAATATCGTTTGGATTGAGTGGGTAGTTTTGTGGATTAAGAATACCTTCAATAACAATACCACCGTAAATTGGTGCGTTAGAGTTGGTTGGATCAAGTCCGTCTGAGGTAATTTCTAGACCTTGCATAAGTAACTGCGCTCTGTTTAGTAGTTCTCTATCTCCTAAATCTCCAACAATAGCATTTGAAACACTAGGTGCTAGACGTAGCAAGAACGCTGTTTGTCTTGTTGTTGTCACTGCCAGTCCTGTTTCTGTGTATGAGAAGATATAACCACGATCTTCGTCGAATCCGCCATCTGTAATAAACGCAGAACCCCAGTGACTAATAAGCGGAGTAATTGTATTACTAATTAATACAACTCCTGTTCTAATCTCATGATTACTTGCTGGACCAGCTTGATATTGTCTATTGGCTCCAGCTTGGAAATTACTTAAGAATGTCCCACGTGTACAGTTTAGAAGTCGTTTAGCAGTATGATCAATTGATGAATATGTAATAATTTCGTTATCAATATACACTGTACCGTTGTTTGGGAAGAACTTCGATTCTACTAACGGAATATAATCTTGAGTAGTATCCATGCTTTCCGCTAGTGCAGTAGTTGCACCTTCGTTAGTAACTTCATAACGCACAGGCAAGTTACCTGAACGCATAAATGCTTCTGTGTTTACGTTTGAGTTACGCATTCTGTGACAGAATACAAAGTTACCATCAGCACCACGTAGCATCCAGTCAATAAAACCAGCACCATACCAACTGTATTGAATACCAATCATCTGCATGTATCTAACATCCATATTGTATCCACTTGGCCCTGTGCCGTCTAGTCTGTCTAAGTTCCATTCTTCTTGTAGAACTTTTTTATCTGTAATTAAGTTAATTTTGGCTGCACCTATTGAGCTAACACCTCTATAGTCTGGTGTTACAGTAATTTGTGAGTTTGAGTCAACGTTAGCAACAACGTGTGTCATACCTTTTAATACAATTCTATCACCAGCTTTTAACTGATCTCTAAATCTTGTATTAGTACCGTAAAGAACGTTATTATCCGGTGTAGCACTTACTGTTCCAGCTAATTGTTTTGTACTTGTTCTTTGGGCTACACTTACATTTTTACCGTCAAATTCCCAGTAAATTCCGTTTTGATCGTCAAAGATGCCGGATCGTACTGTTGCACCATGCCAACTAACTACACTCATCTGTGCGGCAAATCCAAGTGTGGCTGTTGTACTTCCTAGTCTTCTTAAATTCTGACAGCGTAGTGTGCGCTCATCTACAATTTGTGTCACTATATATTCGCCGTTATACCCAGCTGTTTCAACTCCAATAAGTCTAATTTTACCACCAACTTGTGCGCCGTGATCATTGTCGTCAGTAACGATAGTAATAGTATTTCCTAGTTCTGTGCCTGTTGATGTTACAGTACGTACATCATAACTTGGAGCAAACAATGCACCAGTTGTGTACATAATACCTTTACCTGACTGGTATCTAATATATTTTTTACTCTGACGAATTGCTTGCGCACCGTGTTGTGGACCACCTGTGCCTAACTGCACACCGCCGTCATATGGTCTGTGAATAAAGAAACTGTCTGGACGCATATAAATGTTACCTTGAATCTTATCAACAGTACTATCGCCGGCTGTGGCTTCTAAAATATTTCCTGGGGCTCTAGCATTGTATCTAAGTTTCTTAGTGGTCGGAATATTAATTGCAATAAACGAACCTGATGCTAACGAGTGATTATTAGTTCCTCCATCATCAGATGCAACGTCAACAATAAATGTATCACCTGGAACAATACCGTGTGCATACGGCCATGTAATTTCAATAGTTGCAAGTGCTTCAAAGTCGACTGCAGATCCTGAAGTAATTGTTTGAGTACTAAAGTCAGTAAGTGTAACACCGTTAACTAAATTTAAACTGCCGCCACCAGCGCCTGTTCCTTCAATAGTAACAGTGTTTAATCCGCCACTGCCGTCAACGTTTGTTACTAATACAGTAGCATCATTTGTAGGTGAAATACCTCCAAGTGCTGTTCCTTCAATAGTAATTTTGTTACCAATTTGATAAGCTGATCCCGATGCATTAATTGCAATCGTATATGTTCCTGCTGTTCTAGTAATATTTAATGTGCCGCCTGCACCAGCATGTGCTTGATTAGTACCTGCAACACCGCTAAATGATGTTGGTAGTGCAGGAGCACTGCCTGCAATAGTTACGCCTGTAATAGATCCATCAGTTCCACTTACAGTAGCAACAGTTATAGTAGCATCGTTAGCTGGAGTTGTTCCACCTAATTCTGTTCCAGCTACTGTAAATGTTTGATCTAAATGATAGTCTATACCAGCTGTATCAATAGTTGCGCTATAATTTATACCGTCATTTGTAATGTCGAATACTGCGCCTGATCCTGTTACATTTGATAATGTTTTAGATGTAAATGTGCCGCCATTAAATGCTGTCGGGATTGAAGATTCATCAGCACCTTCTAATCTTACATCAAGAATTCCGCCAACACCATCTACTGCAACAACTCTTAAATACAAATCATTAGCAGGAGTTGCGCCGCCTAAATCGGACCCTAAACATACTAATGTATCAGCTGTATTATATCCTGTTCCTGCTTGTGAAAACTGTATACCATATGATGTACCATCAACGTTAATAGTAAATTCAACATTAGAACCTGATCCCCCAGTAAACGATAAACCAACTCCACCGAACTGATAACTTCTAATTTGACTAGGAGGCGTACCTTGACTCCAAGCTACGTTATCTGCTTCTACAGTAGTAATAGAGCCACCGCCGCCAACAGATGTAATTTTACCTACAAAGTCGTTGCCGCCTGATGCTTGATTACCGTCTTGTCCAGATCCGCCTAAGAGCTGACTACCTACAATACGGATCCTATCATTAATAGCAAATCCTGATGTATCGTTTGGTGAATTAATATCTACTGTTGTAAAGCCGCCTGATTCGTATGAAATATCAAAATTTGTTGTACCAAAATCGCCGGCAGCATTGTTATATGTAGATGTTACTGCTAAGTAAGAAATGCTTCCGCTTAGTGCTGTTCCGCTAATACTTGCACCAGTAATACCACCCGTACCGTTAACAGTAGTAATTACAATAGTAGCATCATTTGCTGGTGTTTGTCCACCTAAGTTGTCACCTGTAACTAATACAACGTCACCTGCAACATATCCGCTACCTGCTTGTGCAATACTAGCTATGCTATAGTCAACTCCGGTTCTAGTAATATTAAACTGTCCGTTGTTACCTACTGGAGAAGCAATTGATCCTGAAACACCTGTGTATGTTTCTGTGTTTCTAGTAATTGCTGTGGTAAAACTTCCACTCATACTAATTGTATTACCTACAATATTGTTAACAAAGATAGCATCATTACTTCCGTTATTTGCCGCTAGTCCTGGAACAATTCCCACAGTAGTAGCAACTTGAATATCTGTATTACCTGGGGCAACATCAGCCGTTAATTGTAAAGGTAGTGCTAACCCGTTAGGTGTACTTGAAATAGCTGTAACCTGTGTACCTACAGGAAATGCCGGGTCATTAATTGGAGCGCCAACTTCTGGTACGTCGCCTGTAAATGCAAGTCTATTTTCGCCTGGTTGAGCAGTTAAACTTAGTGACATAGTACCTGCTGTACCATTACTAAACACATCAAATGCAGGCTGTCCAATACTAGCACCAGTATAAAACGCACCTTGTCTTAATTGAGTATATGTTGTAGAAAGAATTTCACCGTCAGTTGTACCAACTTTTGCTTTTGCATAAAAAGTAAATGTGGTATTTGTTGGAACTTCAATAATAATAAACGAGCCTTCAGCTCTTGCCGCGCCAGCAACACCGTCTTCTAGTGCTTTAATTGTAATTGGTGTGCCAGGTATAAAACCGTGTGCACCAATTGTTGTAACTGTAATTTTACTTGATCCAATTCCTTCTGTTCCTGCAGAAGCGTCTGTTTGTACCTTTTGTACTTGTGTATCTGTGCCTGGAAGTTCATATACACTTGGATACCCTCTCATCATGCCAATAGCTGACCACTTTGTAGGCTGTAAGCCGTATTCAAAGTCAGCGTCAAGCATTGATAACGGAGGAGCAATACGCATACGTTCAATGGCATCTGTACCAAAGTCATATGGTCTTGTTCGTTGTTCTGGACTATCAATAAAGATTTGAAGTTCGTCACTTTCGCTCATAGACGATGTATTAAACGTAAGATCTAAAATAGTTACCGAGTCGGTAGTCTGTAAATACTTTGGAAAATCGCCGTCTGCATTATAATTTGCATCAGTTGAATCAAACTTTTCAGTATATCCGCTACTATCTCTAGGAGTAACATCATTTTTACGTGTAACTATGCCGCCTTTGGTTACATCTGTAAAGTTATAAATGACTTCTGTTTTCGTTGTGTTCGTTACAATTAACAAATCACTTGAATCATAATTGCCTTGGAATCTAATATGTCCTAAACCTTTACGTTGGAATGTTGGTAATGCACTTAATCCTGATGTTAATACATTAACAACAAGTCCAATTAATGTTTGAATAACTGTGCCAGCTGCCGGTTCGGCAGTCTTTGATAAATCAATTACTTGTGCAACATTGCCTTGATACGGTGTTGATTGTGGAGAATTACTAAACACATGATTGATAATTAAATCACGTGTAAATTCTTTTGCTTTAACTTCTGCTACTCTATCTCCGTCAACCTGTGCAACTTCTTTTTCAAAATATGTATTTGCAATTCTATATGTTTCAGAATTTCCAGTATATCTTAAATCAAATGCGTAAGCATCAACGTTAAATCCTGTGTCTCTTTCACATTTTTCTTTATTATATGTGTAACCAACAAATCCTGTAGCACCCTGTCCTACTTGTGCTTGGATCCATGCCGCAACTTCGGCCTTAATAAATTCTTTATTCTGTGTTAAAAGTGACCATGCATTTGGATAGGTGTTGTCGTCTAGACCCAATCCTGGATAAAACTTGTAATTATAAATCTTTTTCTTTGCCATTCTTTATGCTCCAAATGCTACCGCAAGAGCTGTTGCTGTTGCGTCTACATATCCTTTACTTGTTGCGTGTCCTGATTGTGTAGGTTGTCTACTTAAAACAACATTATCTACAATATCCAAATCTCCATTTAACTTTGCGCCATTAAAGTTAATATTACTTGCTGAACTATCAGGTGCTGTTGTCATATCAATAGTATATGCTTTTACCTGTACAGGTTCAATATAACCAATATCAACATGATCAATTGATCCTGGTAGTAATCCTACGCTGTTAATTTTTACTACACCGTTAACTACATTAATTGCTTGCTGACCTAAATACGAAACTCTAAGAGTTCCTCCTGTTACGGCTAAGGACTCAAACACATTTGTAATTACAGGGCCGTCGTCATCTCCACCACCAGGTACTTCTTCTGGCGGCACATATGCCACAAATGGTGTCCCGTTCAACAAAATACTTTGAACGTTAATGACCGGTGCTGTTATTTTTCCAGTGCTATCGACACTAAAGTTTGGACTTTCAAATCCATTCTGTGCTTGAAATTTATCGTTTATTACTGCCATAACTTACCTTAAATTGCGCTCAATTGCTTAATTGTAATTGTTCCTCTCATAGCTGAATGTACTGTACATTGGTATGCATAGTTTCCGCTAATATTAGCCGGAATCTTCCAATATAATGTTCCGCTTGTTTTTCCTTGTGCATCTGATCCTATTGATTCTGTACCATCAGTTGCAACATGTACTAATCCTGTGTCATATGCACTGCCGCCACTTGTTTCAATTTGGAATGGATGACTTGCTAATGAAGAATTATTTAGATCAAATGCAATAGTACATCCTGACAATGCGTAAATAACTGGATCTTCTGTTGCTCCATATTGATCAAATTTATATCCGTTACTACTATCTGCTGTAACTGTTAAAGTTGTAATAGCACCGTATGCCATTCTATCAATTGTTTGGGGAACATCAATCCAATTTGTTCCGTTGTATGCCATAACCGAACCGTTAGCCGGTGTTGTAATTACAACATCAGTTAAGCTATCTAGACTATTAGTTCCGGAATAATCAATTGTAACTGTATCTCCAGATACAGTTGTTGTAATATTTGTTCCGCCTGCAATAGTAAGTGTATCTGTAGTGTTATCTGCTTCAGCAAGACCTGTGTCAGCTTGTACATTACTAAATGCATTTTGGTTTGCTTCACCTGAATTTGGCGAGCCAACATAATTAATTGTTAAAGTATCTCCTACAATTGCAGTTGCAATATTTGTTCCGCCTGCAATAGTAAGTGTATCTGTAGCACTATTTGCTGTAGTATTTCCAACATCGGACGCAACAGTTTCAAATAAATTTTGTACACTACCTGAACTAACTGTTGTAAATGTAAATCCGCCTGCACCATCAGTAGTTAATACTTGTTCGGCACTACCGTCTTCGATACCTAAATCAGTTAGTGCTGAAGGAATAGTAGGTTTATTGTTTAAGTTATTATAATTTGTAAAGTATGCACTGTCAAACCCGTCCAATGTATCAGCATCTAGACCAGCGCCACCTGATGAAACGTCAGTACCTGGTGCCCATTTGCCGCCATCCCATTTTAAAACATTTCCAGTTTGTGGTGGTTGCGAGACTGTGTCTACATCAGTTAAGCTATTAATGTTACCAATGTATGCAACTGAAGCTAAAGGACTAGTGTAATTTGTAATTGCTCCGCCACTTGTATCCATTAATAATTTATGCCAAGCTCCTGCGTGTGCAACATGTACAGTACCAGTTTGGTGATTGTGCATCAATGCACCGTGATAAGTTGAAGGACTAACTTGGTTTAGTTGGTTAGTTGTAGCAACATGAAATGCAATTTTATTAATTTTTGTGTCGTCGTTAGGAACATCAAGCTCTAAGTTTGAGTTTACAATATCTTTTAAGTTTGTGCCGTCGCCTAGTGCGCCGTACACTTCGTCAATGTTTGCATTAACTTTAGTTGCGCCAGATCTTAAACTGTCGCCAGTACCGTCGTTTGCCGCTGTACCTATATTAATTGTTGATTTTGCCATTCCTTACACCTTATCAAATGTTATATTTGTATTATCAAAATACGTTGTTGTTGCATCAAAAGTATTTATTCCAGATGCTTCCTCTGAGGATACATCTGCGACAATAGCAGGAGGAGTAAGTTGATGTATTGTCCTTGCATAAGTTGCATGGTAAATTAATTTCGCTCCTGTCCATGTTCTTGATGTTGGAGACACCATGACTTTACAAATACTTTCGTCTACAGTTACATTTATACTTACTAATTCTTGGTTAATGCTAGAACGCCCAAAGATAGATGCAACTGCTCTATCGGGTCTAGCAACAACAGAAAGTTGCATAATTTCTTTTTCATTTGAATCAAATTCTACAGTGATTTGGTAAATGGCGCTACTAAAGTCGCCAACGTGCCATTTGTCCATTACACTGTTGTTATGAACTCCAATCCAATTTCCTTTGTAACTAAAACTACTCTGCTGGGGTAGTAAAATAGTGTTGTTTAGCCCTTTTGAGAATAGACCGTTTAATGTTTTATTCATTTCACATGCTCCATATTGTATTTATCGTTTTGAAAATATATGTAGCACTATAATTTTATCGTAGATCAACTAAGCTATGAGCAAATTGATAAAGATTATCAAACACTTCTGTTTGTTTTTTAAGGTCTTTATTAGCAAAAGAATCTAATTTTTCAATGGTTTCTTTTCCGTGTCCAGTACGCAACAATACTGGGCGAGCTTTAGCTTTAACTGCGGCTTTAAGATCTGTAATTTTGTCACCAACGTATACACCGTTTTTCCAATCTACTCCAACTTCGGCAGCGGCACGTTTAAACATTCCTATATTGGGTTTTGCATAAATGTCATCTTTTAAATTAGTAGTTGAATAATATAATCCATTAATATTTTTACAACCAACTTCGCCTAATAACTGTAACATATAGTTATGCACTACATCAACATCAACTGCATCACAAATACCTTTCATAATGCCGGCTTGATTTGTTAAAATAACAACATCATATCCTTTGTCTCGAATCATTTTTATTGCTTCTAAACTTCCTGGAATAGGTTTAAATTGTTCAGGTTTAGTTACATATGTACCAATATCTTCGTTGATAGTTCCGTCTCGGTCTAATCCAATTACCGGTGTACTCATTTATTAAGGTCTCCATCTATCATCTGACCAACCTATCTTATCAGAATTAAACCATTTTAAATCTTCTAAGTAGATAAGATCTTTATCTATATACTGTTGTTTCCAAAAATCTACAAATTCTTTTGTCTCGGAAGTAAGTGATTCAACATGTGTGTCAACAAACTCTGCGGCTTCGTGTGTTAAAGGATGAAGTTCTGGCAGTAGCATATGTTGCGAGTCTGCTGTTCTATCAGGAACACTCTTAGGTCTGGTATCTGCAAATGCTTGATCAGTTCCAAAGTTTAATGCATTTAGTATTGGTGGGCAAGATGTTTGTATGTCGTCTTTATATGATTCTAGTACTGCCCTAACATCCTCTAACTCTAATTTAGAATTAGTTTTATTAAACTCAGGCGATAGTTCTTCCCAACCTTCTACTGGTTCTCTAAATGCTGTTGATACTACTTTACACCCAATACTAGACAATGCTTTATGTGTTGAACTTATAGTAGCACAGTCTCGCATAACACAATGAATCATATCAGCCCATTGCCATTTAGTTTTGTAATAAAAATTATTAAGCACCATGCCTTCGTTATCTAAAGTTAACCCGCTAAAGTTACCTGGTGTCCACCAACCATGACCCATATGATATCTATCTTCACGAAACATACTGCTCCACTGTAATAATATAATATCATCTTTATTAAATTTATGAACAGTGTTTGCTTCCCACAATCTCATATTAATATATTGATTGCCTGCTCCACTTCTAGCCCAGTTACTTCCTTGATAACCTTTAGATTTATATTGATGAATTAGAATATCTGCCCAGGTTGGATAAAAGTATTGGGTTAGACTACACCCGAACGCAAATATTCTCATACTAATCTCCGCAATAAGTCTAACATTATCTTATGCGGAATAGATTTAATTTGATCAAATTGAATTTTTTGCTGGCATTGACGATTGACAAATTCTTGTGCGTCAGGTGGTAATGTATTGTATTGTTTTAAAATACTATTAGTATCAAATAACCCTAATCCATGCATTACAATTGCAAAATTATATTCATTAAACAGAATTTTTTTTGTATGAGAAGTTAAATCATCTTCAATGGGCATTCTGTATTTCCACATTTTTAAATTTTCTTCAAGGGTAGAAGGTAAAGGAGTTTCTGCAACAGCTCTCCAAAAAGGAGTATCACGTCTTGGTGTAATATAATGTAGTGCAATAAAGTCTCTAATATTTTCCATTATTGCGTTTACTTCTACATTATATCTATTAATTGTTTGATTATTGTAATTGACGATACGCTGTGCTAATAACATACTTTGATTAATACTAGTTCCAATACTACTGGCTTCTAAAGGTTCTACAAAGTTTGCACTAAGGCCTATTGCACATACATTGCCAATCCAAGGTTTATCAATTGCTCCTGCTTCAAACTTAATATGTTTTGCTACATCGATACCATGTCCTAAATATTTTTCAACTTCTTCTTGTGCTTCTTCGGCTGTAATAAAATCACTATCAAAAATATAACCGTTGCCTTTACGGTCCCAAACCGGTATGCGAAACATCCAGCCTGCATTCATTGCTTTTGCCAAAGTCCAAATAGGTATTTCGTCGCCGCGCGGATCAATAGCATTAGTATATTCTGTTGGAAAAACTATTGCTTCTTTCATTTTTAGATATTTGCTGTAACTTTGCCACTTACCGCCCACAGGCTCTATAAGCAATCTTCTAAATCCTGTACAATCAATGTAAAAGTCATAGTCGTATGTCTGTTTTTCGCCTTCAATTGTGTCAATCTGATTGTTTTCGATAACATTTACTTTTATAATTTCATCATCAATGATTTGGCATCCTTTGTTTAATGCAAAATTAGTGAGATAGTTATTAAGTTTACTAGTATTAAAATGGTATTGACTAACTCCGGTATCGTTAGGACGTTCTTCAATAAATTTACTGAATGGAGTATGATTACGCCAAAGGTAATCACCTGTTAAGTCGCGAGGATCAACATTTTCACCAATAAGTTTAGCATATGCCATTGGCATTCCTAAATGTTTAGGTACAAAAGGTTCGTGTACATTTTGAAGGTAAGGTTTTTCTCCCCAATCTTCAAACATGATACCTGTTTTAAATGTTCCGTCAACTTCTTTAAGCATTTCTCCTGCTGATATGCCAACATGTTCCATAAATGCAGTCCAGTGTTCGGTAGAACCTTCGCCAACACCGATTGTTCCTATCTTTGTTGAACGTATTACATCAACAACGTAAGAAGGAAAACTAGTTTTTAATGTTAAGGCAGCTACAAATCCTGCTGTGCCACCACCTACTACTGCTATTTTCATTTTTATCCTATTGGTCGAATGTGTACCAACCTGTTATAATATACTTAACACCTTTGTAGATAGGATTACCTCGATGTGGATGCGTAAACGATGTAGGAAAAATACAAAGTTTTCCAGGCTCAGGTTTACATTTAACTCCTTGGTATAAGAATTCAGTTTCACCGCCTTCTTCTACAGCATTTAAGTAAACGGTATATGCAAGCACTCTCGAACCTGTACTAATATCAGCATTTTCACAATGCCACATATGATAACCTTGATGAGGTTTAGTTTTTTGAACACTCATCCCTTTAGGACTATGTTGCATAACATGACCTAAACTTTCATATTTTTTTCTATACTTTTCTTCATATATTTTATTTAATTGTGTATAAAAGAACAAGCATAAATCTTCATCAGCATGATACATCGAATTATGATTAGCCCAATCCATGTATATGCGTTCATCTTGATTCTTTATACTACTTTGTAAAGTAGTTATTTGCTTTGAAGACATTTCTTCGAATCGTTTAATTACTTGTCTACACCAGTCAATTGGAAAAGCGTTTGGATATTCTTCGATTCCATCAAAATTACCTTCCATAGTCTCTCCTAAATAAAAAATTGTTGATTTAATCTATATAAATCATTAGTAAACATCTGCGGTTTTACATACGCACTATGCAAAACTGCCTGATTGTACAATACCATTCTATTAAATTTCATTTGTGCAATGCCTAACAGCTTCCAGTCGCCAATACTATCTGAAATATAACGAGTTACTGGAATTTTTCCTTGTACATCTAATGTGTGTGTTACACTAGGGTCGTCATAATATGTTTTCCCCCCAAAAGAATAAAAACTTGTTCCGCCATTACACTCATTTGCTGTGTTTAAATAGATTGTAGATGCAAGATTCATTCCACTAGTATTATCCATATGAGGACAAACAGGAGGTAAATTGTTAGTTTGCATAACATTTACCATAAATGTTGCATTCATAAAACTATGCTCCATATATTGTGGAGGATAAGCAGTCATTACTTCTGGAAAATACTGTCTTGCTAATTGATCATATATCCATGACATACTAGATAATTCATAAAACGCATTAATACGATGTGCTGGATTATTGCCACGTATACGTCTATTTGTAGATGCAGGTATATCTAAAGCAAGCTGTCTAACATCATATGGATTTTCATAGAAGTCGTCTACTATTAATACTTTTACGTCACCGTAATGAACTAGCTGTGCATCATAATTTGGATTGATAGCAAAAATTTTTTCTTCGTCGATAATTTTTTTATCCATGATCGTCTCCGATTAATTTTTCTTTTATAATAAAGTTTGCACTAATTGTAGCACGAACTTTGTTAGATTTGTTTTCCGAAACGTAATGTTCTAAGTTACTAGGAAAATAGATAATTTCTCCCTCTTTTAAGGGAGGAGTTACCCTATTATTAAATTTAAAAGGTTCTGAACTTAGCCTAGGAAGTCCAGCTTGGTGAAAATAATCGTATTGATTCTTATAAAATACAAAATTTCCGCTATCTGGCGGAGTGTACATCATGTATGCACAACTAATAACACTTTCTCCAGCATGATTATGAATTTCCTGATATTGATTTGAAGAATATCTATTCAACCAGCACTCTACTCTGTATTCTTTTGGTAGATCTAGATTAAAGATTTCAATATAATCATTTAATCCAATAACTGCTGATTGTATAAACTTTTGCCATGGTAATTTATCTGCTTCTCTATTACCAAAAGTAGTATCTACATTACTATACCAAGTTGGAATTTTAAAAAAGTGAGAATCATCTTCGAGTACGTCTTTAAAATCTTCTCGAATAGCATCATGGTTAGAAAGAGATGTTTTATAAACTGGTATAGAAAATAAATTAACATGCATCAGTTTTTCATTTCAATTAATTTACCATATTCAGGCAAATAACAATATTCCATTTCGCTACTATAAAGTGTGCGTACTGCATCGTCTAATGTTTCAACTAAAGGCTCGCCTCCTAAGTTAAAGCTAGTATTAAAGATAATTGGCACACCTGTTTGTTCGTAAAATTCTTTAATTATTTCATAATAATGTTTATTTTGTTCTTGAGTCACTGTTTGAATACGACAAGTTCCGTCAACGTGAATAATACTTGGAATTTTTTCAGCAACACCGGGTTGGCAATTCATTGCATACATCATATGAGGCGACTGTTCCAAACCGCGCATATCAAACCATTCATGTGCATGTTCAGCAAGAATAGTTCCTGCAAATGGGCGGAAATATTCGCGACGCTTAATGCGATTTACATGATCTTTTCCATTTAGGTCTGTTGGATCATATAGAATACTTCTGTTACCGAGTGCTCTTGGACCATTTTCTGATCGTCCTTGGAACATTGTAACAATTTTTCTGTCTCTAATTAACTCAACTACTTTTTTATTGTCAGCGTCAACAACTACAGCACCGTATTTGTTTGCAACTTCTTCAATTTCTTTATCTGAATGACAATAAGGAAATCCTTCATAAATTGTTTCTGTATACGGACGTACTTTTTTATCTTTAGTAGTTTGATGATAAACTAATAATGCGGCACCAATTGCTGTTCCAGCATCACTACTAACAGGCTCTACATATAAATTAATACCTTCTTTATTTAATTTGTCAAGATACCAATAATTAGCAACACAATTAAGTGCATAGCCACCACTTAGTACAACATTTTTGTTACCGCTCATTTCAACTGCCTTAAAAATAAGATTTAAAACTTCTTGCTGTGAACCTTCTTGTACAGCATATGCCATATCTCTACGGTTTTCTAATGTTGTAAGATCAACTCTACTGTTAACTACGTCTTGAGAAGTTTCAAGATATTCATATTTTCCTTCATTTACTACAGCCGCATTAGGATATGTAGGAATAATTACACTTCTATCACTAGTACGCCATTTGCCGCCATTTCCATCTGTATAAATTGGAGGAATCTTATCATTAGGTTTGCCATAAGGAGCAAGACCCATTGTTTTGCCAGCTTCAATTGGCTGAAATCCACAATACTGTGTTACTGCTTCGTAGGCCTTTGTAATACCTGCACTATCATCTAGCACAAGTTCATGGAATCCTTCTTCCCCTTCTCTTTCTGAAGGAATATATTGAACCCTAGTTCCAGGATAAGGACCGTTTCCGCCCTGATGTTTATATAATGTTTTAATAGCATCAGGATAAGAACAATTAAAAATACTTTCACATTCCCAAGTCATAAACTCATCATTAAATGTTCCCGTAGAAATATTCATAGGAATAAAGGTGCCGGCACCGTCAACTACTACTGCAACTGCTGATTCAAAACCACTTCTATAAAATGCACATGCCGCATGTAGTTTATGATGTACATAACTCATATCAATTACTTGTCTATGATTATGATGTCCGTCAGGAGTATATGCATTATCTGATCTATCAATAAGTCCTAACTTTCTTGCAAGACCAGTATACATGTCTCCACCGCTAAAGTCAATTCTACTTGATTCTTCTAACGGTTGTGTATGAGCAACGACTAGATAATCTAATTTATCAGTGTAATCTAAAAACTTAGTCATTGCGGCTAGTGGGCCGCCATCGTATTTTTTACGTGTTAATCTTTCTTCTTCGATAGCAAAAACAATTTCACCGTCTTTTAATAAAACTGCGCCACCGTTGTGACCTCTTGTAATTGCTCCAATCCACTGTGTCATACTTTATTTTCCTTTATAAGTTTTAAAACTTTACTTCTATATCTTGCATTTTCAAATGCTTCATAACATTCTGCTAACGGTGTTGGCAAAAATCTCTTTGCTTTAAGATTTTTAAATCCTAAACACTGCATTACAGGCCCGGTTTTAGATTCAAATAATTTAGCACTATCAAATCTAACTAATCTAACTTTCTCTGTTGTGTTAAATTTAAAGTAACACAACGTATCTCCTTGTTTTATGTCAAGTTCTCTAACATTTTTTTTAAATTTAAATGCAGGACGTACTGGTCTAATCCAACTTGCTATATTATATGTACCTGCTATACCCATTGTGTCTCTTGAAAACTGACTTTCGCTATAATATGGAGGAAGCTGTGTCATTGTTAACGGTTTTTCACTAAAAAATAGAAAACAAGGATGATCTAATTGATAAACACCTTCAGGATTTGGCTGTCCAATATAATTCATTAAAAAGTTAGGTTCAACATCATACTTAGAAACTAACTCTTGTCTTTCATAATCTAATTTAATATGAAAATCAATAGGACTTTTTGCAGTAAAAGTATTTTTAGTTTCGTCAACAATTGCAGGACATAAACTTGCGCCTAAACCAAAAAATTCTCTAGCATTTAAGTCTTTATATACTGTATTAGGTTCGTAGTACTTTAATTCAGATACAAATTCTTGGTTATCTGGTACATTTATAACTGGTGACCAATATACTGTATGCATTAATCAAACTCTACTTCGTAAATAAAGTCACAAACAAACGCTTTACGTTCTTGTAAGGTAGGATATACTCCGTGAAATACCTTGCCGTCCATAATAATAACATCTCCAGCAATACACTTTACAAGATCGCTTACTAATTCTCCAGTTACTGGATTTTGCGTAATACATTTTAGTTTACCTGCTAAAGGTTTATCGTCATGTAAATCTATAGTGTTCAAAAACATTACACTAGTTAATTTTCTTAATGGTAAATGTGTGTGCATTCCGCTATACGTACCTTCAGGATAACGTATCCACCAACATTTTTCAAATTCAATACTTTTAAATCTATATGGAGCAAGTGTTTGCTTTATAAAATTAATATATTCTTGTTGCGAATCGACTTGGTATGCATATTTCATTTCTGGATTGTAACGTAGTATTGCGCCGCCGTGGTCTGTATGTTCTTGCAAACCTAAGTTGTCATCAAATAAAGGTAAAAACTTTTCATAGTTTGCAAACTTAGATTTTTTAATCCAATAGTCTGCAATTTGTCCTTGTGAACTTAAAAACCAAAAGTCTTTATTGCCTTGATATAACTCTTCTAACATATTGATGTCTCATAGTCAAAATCGCATACGAATACTTTGCGTTGATTTAACGTAGGATAAGTCCCGTGATATACTCTGCCATCCATAATAACACAATCACCTGCTTTTGGTACGTGTTGTAAGTAATTAGTTGAATATTCTAAAGGTTGTAGTGTAGTTAAAGATCCTGCTAACGGGTATTCTTGGCTAGTTTGAGTATTTGTTAAAAACAAAACTGCTGTTAATTGCTTGCCTGGAGTGTGACAATGTAATCCACTGTATGCTCCGGGTGCATAATCTACTCCCCACGCCTTTTTAAATTTGTTAACTTTAATAGGTAATTCTGCACAACAAATTTTAATAAATCTATGAAAGTCCAATGTTGGATCTAAATCAATTGGATACGCCATATCTGTTTTATAGTGTAAATATCCGTTACCATAATCTTTATGACTGTTGTCGTATACACCTTCTTCAAATAACGGTAAAAACTTTTTCCAAGTAGGATAATGATTACCTGTAATTACCCATGTTTCTAAAGTCTGTGCGGCAGCGATTTGCGGACGAAAGCTACTATCAAACAAATCATTAAGAAACGCTTCTGGGGAAGATTTATCTAATCTGCTTGGACTATCTGACATTACTGGCCAGTCCTTCCTAAAATTTGAGCTGGTTGTTTATTAGAGTGTACTACTCCATGAGTTGGACACACATCTCCTTGTTCTTGTGGAATATAATCTCCTGAATAACTTCTCGGTTTACCTAATCGTTTGCGTACACTAGTAATAATTGCTTTAAAGTTATCGTCGTCTAGTTCCATAACTTCATCATTAAATCGTTCAATTTCCTCTTCCATTGTAAGTCTAATAGGACTAAACTTACGTTTTCCTTCACCTAGATCAATAATATCAAAATCTGGCGAATTTGGATATGAAATATTAATAGGATATGTACTTCCAATAACACTGGTGCATGTTGTACCTAATGCCTTTGCCATATGTTGTCCCAAACTATCACAACCAATAAAATGATCAGCAATTTGAATAATACTTGACCAAACTCTTACATCTGGAATTTGTGGAACAGCAATAGGTACAGTTGGATTCTCTTCAATTTTAATAGGAAATTCACTCATTATAATTACAGCATAATCTTCACGTAATTCTTTAACAATTCTAACTACGTCATTTAAGTGAAAACTTCTTGATGTTCCGTCAACAATAAAGTCTCCCATATTTTCTGCTGTGCGGCCAAAGGGCTGAAACACTACTACTTTGTCTTTTCCTGTAACAGCCTTTACTTCTTCAACTACTTTATATCCTTGAACTAGTTCGTGTTTATTCATATAAATTTTTGGATCGCCTACTTCTCGCAATCCTTTATTATTAATTGCAATATCAAACGCTTGTGCTAAACTACATTTTTGATTATAATATTCCCATACTCTGTATGGTTCAGGTGTAATACAATCTCTATCTTTGATATAGTCTCTAAATAAATTTTTATGCCAATGGTCATACGCTAGTTCGTGTAGATGTGGATGTCCTTTATAAAAGTCCATTCCTCCTTCACAAACAATAATAAAGTCTTGATCTTCTTCGTATAGTTTTTCAAATGCAGGAATTGAACAAACAACTCTACCTGCACCACCGTTCATAAAATATGCTTTTTTTCGTGACAAAGTATTACTCCTATTGTATAGAAATATTTACTTTACAAACAAATTATGAATGGCGGATGTGGCATAAAAAAACCCCTGCATTGCAAGGGTTTTTATTTTTAAATTTTATTAATTATTATTTTTTGCCAGCTACTTTTTGTGCCGCTACTTTAACATCAATAGCATATGCGCCATCTCTGTATGGATCATTAGGATCAGATGCTTCTTCCGGATCTCTCATATCCTTAGGCATATTAGGAAACATCATAACTGCTTGCCAAGGTTCAAATCCTCTACCTTGAAGTAATGCAGGAAGATCACGCAATTTTTGTCTAAAATCTAACCATGCAGTTTGAATTGATTCTGGTGCGTCTGTTTGACCTACTTTAGCATCTGTTTCATGTAACATTTGATCACGTAAGTCTCTAACTTGTTGCCATGTTAGGTCCATCTTAGAACCTGTTGCGGCCCAATCTCTTACACCAATGTTGAATGTTTCTGTTTCAAAGTTATATGTAATGTCAGCATCGTTATACACATCACGTGGCTCTAACTCTAATGTATGTTCTACATCAGGAAATCCATCTGGTGCGTCCCATAATACTTCCCACTCTCTTGCACGTCTAAACTCAATTAAGTCTTCACGTCCACAATCATTACCAATTTCACACAATAGTGGATTTTCTTTGCAATCAACTGTTACTCTTGTAATGTCTTGGGCCGCTGGTCTTTCTAAGTCTCTTTTTAACCATAAGCACCATCCTGATTCTTTACCGTAATCCTCTGATGATGTATCATTATTAACTTCGAAAGTTAAGAATTCAGGACCGACATATGTAAACGTTCCGGTCTTACCTTGTGTAAAACTATTCTTTCTCCATTCGTCCCACACTGGGTATGTAAATTCTTTTCTAAT